ATTACCGGATCCGGTCACTTGCAAAAGATTGGCGGTGTTCGCGCTGTCAGGAGCCGTGCCGGACGCGAGCGTGACGGTCCCGTGGTAGGCTCCATTGAACGTGGTGTTGCTCAAGTCTTCACTCGCACCGTTGAGATTGGTGCGCGACGGCTCGACCAGCAGGCCCTCGAGGGCGTGGCTGACACCATCGTAGGTGAAGCGCGCCACGTTGCTGACTTCGTTCACCAGGGTGCCGGAGACATTGATGCGCGTGCCCGACGAGGCCCGCGTCAGTCCGCCGCCTACCGGGATCGACGCCGGCATGAAGTCGAACAGCGTGCCATTGGTGCCGAAGAACACGATTCGGACGCGACCGATCGAGCCGGCCGGGTTGGTGCCCGTGGTGGCCGAGCTGCCGCCCCCGCCGCCCGGCGCCGTGCCGGCGCCCAGCGACGGGCCGCCGGTCCCGCCGCCCATGATCGACGCCGAGAGATTGCTGGTGTCGGTGCCGGCCGTGGTGCCAGAGGCCGCGGTCGAGTAGCCGCTGCCGCCGCCGCCCACCGCTCCGGTGTTGGTCGTGCCGTTGGCGCCGTTGCGCGTCACTGCGCCCACCGCACCCGCCGTGCTGCCGATGCCGGCCGTTGCGCTGGCGGCGTTGGTCCCGCCTCGAGCCCGGCAGCCCGTCGAGGCGAGCGTCGGAACGGCGTTGGTGGTGTTCACCCAGCTGTCGTTGCCACCGCCGGCGGCGCCGACCGAATAGAAGATCGAGTTGCCCGGCGTGACCGCGATTCGGGCGTTGCTGCTGGCGTACTGGCCGCCGCCCCCGCCTGCACGGTTGGCCGCCGTGTTGTTGCCGAAGCCCGTGCCGCCCGAGCCGATCGCCTCGCCAGTGTAGAAGCTGTAGCCGGCCGGGATCGTGACGCTGCCGGCACCCGACGAGGTGACGACGGTGATCGAGAGCGCCAGCGGCGAGCCCGATACGATCGCCGTTCCCAGCAGGAGAAGGGCGCGCACGCTCATGTGAGGCCGGTTCCGCTGATGATCCACCGCGTCGACGTGACCTTGAGCGCCGTGGCCATGCCGAACTGCGCCAGCGTGCGCGAGCCGGTGCCGCCGCTTGGCGACCACACCAGCGTGTCGGAGGCGATCGCGATGGTGACGGCATTGGTGCTGTCGTTCACGAAGGTGATGGTCGTGCCGATCGTGTAGGCGACGCTGGCATTGGCCGGGATGGTGTAGGTCGCCGCGGCCGCCGCCACGGCGTGATAGAGATGATCGCCGGCATCGGCCAGCACAGCCGTGTAGTTGCCGGTCTGGGCGTTCTGCGGCACCAGGGCGAGAGCGGCTTGCACGAAAGCCGTGGTGGCGATCTGGGTCGTGTTGGTGCCAACCGTGGCTGTAGGCGCCGCCGGTGTACCCGTGAAGGTCGGCGAGGCCAGCGGTGCCAGGTTCACGGTCACGCCGTTGATGCGGGTGAACAGGCCTCCGGCCGAAGTCGTCCAGACGTCGCCATTGACCGGCGCCGTCGGTGCAGCGCCGTGCGGCAGGTTGAAGCCCGAGGTGCCCGTCGCCGAGGCTATCGTGGTCAGCAGCCCCGTGAGCGTGCCGCCGGCGAGCGGCAGGTAGGCCGTCGAGTTGAACGCATTGCTGCCCAGCGTCCCGCCGGCGCCGATCGCCAGCGTCTGCGAGGCCGTGCGGCTGATCCAGGCGAGCGTCGGGTTGGGATAGCTGCCGGCCAGATCCCCGCCGGCGCTGCCGCTTGGCGGCAGGGAGCCGGGGATCGAGGCGGCCGAGATGAGCGGGCCCACGGTGGCACCGTTGACCCGCACGAAGATGCCCGTGGTCGTCGTCCAGATGTCGCCATTGACCGGCGCCGTGGGCGCCGCGCCATGCGGGAAGTTTGTACCGGCACCGCCCGCGGCCGAGGCCACGTCCGTCACCTTGCCGGTGAAGGTGCCGCCGGCGATCGGCATGTAGGCCGTGGCCAGCGTCGGGTTCGGGTAGGTGCCCGAGAGCGCGCCGCCTGCCGTGGCACCGGCTGCCTGATAGGCGCTCGAGGCCGTAAAGGCCGCGCTGCCCAGCGTGCCGCCGCCGCCGATGTTGAGCGTCGAGCCGTCGGTGCCGGCCAGCGTCATCGTGTTGCTGAGGGTCAGCGTCTTGGCGGCAACCCGGCTGATCCAGGCCAGCGTCGGATTGGGATAGGTGCCGGCAAGGTCGCCGCCCGCCGCACCCGAAGGAGCCGCGCTGATCGGCGAGGTGACGCTCGGCACCCACTGAGAGCTGTTGGCGTCGACGTACCAGAGATAAAGCTGGCCGCCGCCAGTCGTGCCGTCGGTAAACCACCACAGCTGGCCCGCCACCGGCGAGGCCGGAGGCGTGAGGCCGATCGACACCCCGGTGCCGCCACCGCCGCCCGCCGCCACGGCAGCCGTCACGAAGGCCGTGGTCGCCAGCTGCGTCGTGTTGTTGCCCGGCGCCGCGGTCGGTGCGGCCGGCACGCCGGTGAAGGTCGGACCCGCCAGCGGCGCATAGTTGCTGAGCGGTCCTCCCACCAGCGTCGGGTTCGGATAGGTGCCTGCAAGAGCGCCACCGGCCGCTCCCGAAGGCGGCGCGCTCGAGCCGGTGCCGAGGTAGCGGCCGTCGCCGTCCGCCCGCGTCAGGACCGAGGCCGACGTGGCAACCCCAAGAGCTCTCTTTGCGAACGTCGCCGCCCCGGTCTGCTCGACCAGGCCGGTCGTCGTGTCCAGCGCCGCAAGGCCGGTGAGCTGCGCGTCGAGAGGCTGGTAGCCTGCAGCGACAGCCGCAGCGGTGATGTAGGTCGCCGCGGCCGTGGCGGTCGTGAGGTAGTTCGAGAGCGGTCCGCCGACCAGCGTGGGATTCGGGTAGGTGCCCGACAGGGCGCCGCCGGCCGGGCCGGTCGGAGATCCACCACCAAAGCTGCCAAGCGGGTAGAAGGTCGGCACGCCCGAGCCGTCGAAGCCGATCACCGACGAGGGCGCGAAGGCCCACAGCGGCATCGTCAGATCCTTGACGCTGGCGAAGTCGTACTCGGAGAACTTGAGAGAGAGGCCCCAGTGCCGCCGCTCGTCCTGGGCCGACACCACTTCGCGGTTGAGGTCGGCGTTGAGGCTGGTGCGATCGAGGTAGCCGGTCAGCGGCAGGTTGGACGAGCGCAAGAGAGAGGTCTCGCGCCACAGCGTGATCATGCAGCTGGCGACGGCGACGAACAGCGTCACCGTGCCGGTCGGATAGACGCCCTGGCTGTCCGGCGTGCCGGTGATGTTGTAGTCGACCCCGCGCAGCAGGATGACGCCGCCCGCCGTGCCGACGCGCTTCTCCACCACGATGTCGTCGAGACCGAAGAAGGGGAAGTCGATCGCGAACACGGTGGCGGGCGTCGTGCCCACCGCCGTCTGCTTCCAGCCGGTGCCTTCGCCGACCGTTGTTTCGGTGACGATGGTAGGCATCTCAGATCACCTTCATCAGGTAGTTGACGATCTGCAGCGGCGGCAGGATGGGGAAGCCGTTGCCGCTTCCCGTCAGCCCCGAAGTGCCGTCGTTGGCGAGCGCGAGGCTGATGTAGGCGCCGGTGCCGCCAGCCAGCGATCCACCGCTCTGCAGGTTGGCCGGCACCGCATGGCTGTGCGGCGGCAGCTCGCCCGTGGCCAGCACCTTGGCCTGGGCGCCGCCCGTGGCTCCCACCGCGGTGCCAGTGACGCCGCCCGTCGCGTTCATGCGCCCGGCCGCCGAGCCACCCATGTCGTCGCGACCGGCCGGCACCCGGCCTCGCAGGTCTGGGATGTTGAACGTCGTCGAGCCATCGCCGCTGCCGAAGGTCACGCCGATCAGGGCGAACAGCGCCGAGTAGGTCGTCCTCGAGATGGCCGCACCGTTGCAGAACATGGTGCCGACCGGCGGCGTCGTGCCCGCCGAGGTCCACAGCACGATCGTGCCGATCGGCACGAAGCTGTAGGGGTCGGGCGCGGCCGCCCCGGCATTGATGAGGCTCCTGAGCGTTGCCGCGTCGGGTGCGCCCACCAGCGTCTGGAAGTAGGCCGAGAAGCCCATCAGCGTCATCAGCGCCGAGGCCGACGCGGCCTGCAGCACCTGCCGGCCGAAGGCCGAGCTCGCCAGCGTGCCCGAGGGCGTGACCTGGCCGAAGAACGGCGCGCCCAGGCTGTCGAACATCAGCGCCGAGTTGGGGCTGCCGCTCATCGGCGGCAGGATCAGGTTGGGATTGTCCCATTGCTCGGTCTCGCCGACCCGCAGGCTGCCCATCGCGTAGCGCCGGTAGTCCTGCAGGATCAGGGTCAGCCTATCGAGCTCGGCGTTGAGCGCCAGCCGGTCGAAGTAGCCGGTGAGCGGAAAGGTCGCGTCGTTCTGGATCGCCGTGTGGCGCGCCAGCGTCACCGTCCCGCTGGTGAGCGCGTTACGCATCACCACGGTGCCGCTGGCATAGATGCCATCGGGTCCGAGCGTGCCGGTGATGTCGAAGTCGGTGCCGCGGAACAGCTGCTGCACGTTGGCGCCGGGCAGCTGGTAGAACACATGCACGTCGTCGAGGCCGAAGAACGGGAAGTCGATGGCAAAGTTCGTCATCGAGCCCGACACGGTGGTCTGGCGCCAGCCGGTGCCCTCGCCGATCGAGGTCGACAGGATCTCTGGCATCTAGTCCTCCTGCCCCGGCGGCCTCAGCATCATGTGGCGGGCGATGCTGACGGCGCGATCGGCAATGGGATCAATGTACGGAAGGTTCTGGCCCGGCACGAGCTGGCGGGCGTTGCGGAAGGTCGCCGCCACCGGATGATTGAAGAACGTGTCGTCGACCACGCTCGCCGCGTTAGCGACCTGGCCGGCGAAGGGTCCGGCAACCGAGCCAACCTGCCGGCCCCAGCCTTCGCCGTGCGCCGATTCGCCGCCCAGCATCGGCCGTACGCCCAGGCGATGGCCCGACAGCATCTCGACCGCCCGGTTGGCGTCGGAGAAGATGCCCATGACCGAGGAACGGTCGATCGCGTCGGCCACCATCGCCGTCATCGGCCGGTCGGCCGTCGACTGGTTGGAGAACAGCCGCGAGCGCATCTCGTTCAGCAGCAGTGCGCCGCCCACCATGACCGAGGCGCCGAGCCAGAACTTCGCGCCTTCCTCCTGCAGCCCGGCATAGAGGATGCGTGTCGTCGCCCCCATGCCGAAGGCCTTGTACTGCGTCAGCAGCGAGCCAAGCTCGCTCGACATGAACAGCGGGCGATCGCCGGCACCGGGCGTCGGCACCACGCGGTTGACCTGAGCCACGATGGATTTCGAGTAGGTGTCGGCCGCCAGCCGGTCGGTCCACGCCTCGGTGTTGGCCAGTGTCAGGTTCTTGAAACGGATGCCGTGCTGCTCGAGCTCGCCGGCGATGCGCTTGCCCATCGCCTGGTCGATGCCGGTCGCCGCATAGCGAGCCGCCAGCGTCGGGTCCATCGGCACGTCGCCCAGGTGGTGGCCCATCAGGCGCTCGTTCATGTTCGCCATCAGGATGAGGCCGCCCCAGTGCTTGTCGATCTGGTTGGCGAAGTTCAGCCCGTTGGCGACAAAAAAGAGCTCGTTGGTCTTGTTCAGGAAGCGCTCGAAGCCAGAGCGTTCCATGAACATCTCGCCGGAGTCGCTGAGCGAAGCCGAGCGCAGGTTGAGCTCCAGCTCCATCGCATCGCCGCCGAGCTCGAGCTCGCGGCGGCTGAGGTTGAGGATGGTCGCCCGGGCATCGCTCATCAGCGTCTGGAAGCCGTAGTGGTTCATCGCCTGCAGGCCTTCGGTCATCGCCGGCCGGGCGAGGTCGCCTAGCGCGGTGATGCCCGACATCCCGAGCGTCGTCAGGTTGGTGAACTGCTTGGCCATGCGGATTAGCCGGCTCTGCAGCCGGTGCGGATCGGCCGCGGCGCCGTAGGTGCCGTAGAGCCGGTCGCGCAACGCCTGCATGTCCTCGAGCGCGCTGTCGCGCTGCTTCATCAGCGTGGCTTTCTCGGCTTCGAACTCCGGCCCTTCGCCGAGGCGCGTGTGCGCCTCCTGAATGAGATTGACGGTCTCGCGGCTGATCTCGCCGGCTTCCTCGACCAGGTCGGTGCTGCCGAAGCGGCGCATCATCTCGATCTTGGCGCCCATGTCCTTGACGTGATGGCGCAGGATCATCTCGGCGTCGTTCTCGAGGAACTTCGCCACCTTGTAGTCGGGAATCTGGAAGCTGCGGGCATGCGCGCTCATCGGGTCGGCCACGCTCTTGAACACCGCGTCGATGTCCCCGCGCTCATAGAGCGGCTTCTGGCGCGACACGATCTCGAAGATCTCGTTGGCGCCCTTGCCAGCCTCCTCCCAGCCGACGCCCTTGCTGTAGAGATGGTTCTGGAAGATCGACTTGGCCTCTGCCTCGTTGTCCTTCAGCGTCTGGGCGAGCCAATAGCGCGGCAGGTACGAGGGCGCGGTCTCCGAGCTGTCGATGCCGTTGGCGAGGAACTTGTCGAGGCGCTTCTTGTCGAGCTCGAACACCGCCTCGGCTCGCTCGCGCTGGTCCTCCAGAGCTTTCTTTTCGCTCGCGCTCAGCGTGGAATCGCCGAGTTTCTTCTCGATCGCGTCGAGCTCCTTGCGGCCCTGCTCCAGCGCACGCTCGTGCGCCTGCCTGAACAGGCCGACCTCGAGGCCCTGCTCCTTGGTGGCCCGGTAGATCTCGCGGTGCGCCATCGCCGCGGCCTCGACGTTCTTGCTTGCCGCGTCCTGCACGGTGTCGCGATCGCCGTTGCGAAGCGCATCGCCGACGCGCCGGCGAAAAGCTTCGTAGCTGAGCTGCCCCGTGTCGCCGAACTTGTCGCGGGCCCTGAGCTTCTGGGCGGCGAAGAAGCTGCCGTAGTCGCCCTTGGGCTCGTAGCCGCCGCCCTCCCTGAACTTGCGCCACTCGTCGAGCGTGGTGCGGAGCGCCTGCACCATCGGCCGGTTCCAGACCTGACGGATCGCCCCCTCGACGCTCGGCAGGCTGGCCATGCCGGCAAGGTTCTTGACCCGCAGCAGGCCGCCGCTGTCGACCAGGTCCTCGACCACATGCTGGAAGGCCAGCAGGTTCGACGCCGCCGCCCGGAACACCGGGTTGGGCAGGTCGGGCAGGCCACGCACCTTGACCAGCCGGTTGCCGGCGAGCTGGGCCTCGCGTGTCCATTTCGACGGGTCGGCCATCGCCGCGCCGACGCTACCGCTCGGAGCGGCCTGCTTCATCGCCTCGGCTGGATCGACGATGCCGGTCATGCCAGGGAACTCCGCGGCGATCTCGCCCTGGGCGATCGACAGCGCCTTGGCCCGCGTCGCCGGGATCGTGCTCTCGGGCACGAAGTCCTTGCGCTGCAGCACCTCCTCCATGCGATCGAGCGCCAGGCCGTGGGCGTGCTCGGCCGCGGTCAGCACCGAATAGTTGGTCGCCAGCGCGCCCGGCTTCAGCAGGTCGTAGGCCGGGTCGGGTATGGCCGGACCGGCCGCCTCGTCCCTGATGTGGGCCCAGTGCAGGTCCTGGGCGAAGTTGCGCCACGTCCGCTCGATCGTGCCGGGGTCGAGGCCGGGCGGCAGGTCGCCGGGCCTCGGTCCCGGTCCGGTGGCGTCGGTGAAGCCCGAATCGCGGTTCAGCAGCATCTCGCGCACGGCGTTGAGGTTGCCGCCCAGCCGGCTCATCGCGCCATGTATGCCCATCACCGCACCGCCCAGGGCCATCGGCAGGGCGAGCTGCTCGGCAATGTCGCCGGAGTGGGCGTGGGCGTCGAAACCCTGCTGCGCCGCCATCGAGGCAAGGCCGAGCGCCGCCTGCGTGCCCGCGCCGCGAACGGCGTCGCCCAGCGAGCCGAACGCCACGCTTTTCCACTGGAAGGCCGCCTTCTCGCCCGCACTGGCGGCGCCGCGGGCGATGCGGCTCGCCGAGTTGGCGAGGCTGATGCCGCCGATCGGCGTGTAGGTCAGCGGGTCGCCGATGATCTGGGCGACAAACGACGACACCGGGCTCACCGAGCGGGCGCTCTGCAGGTACTCCTCGATCTTCGCCTGCTCGCGCTGGCGGCCGATGATCCACCGCGTCTGCGCCTCGCTGCTGCTGCCCTCGAACAGGTGCCACTGTCCGTTCAGCGGCGAGTTCAGCACCTGGGGATCCTTGAAGGGATCGTAGCCCGGCTGGTCGGTGAAGCGATTGGCCACGGCTTCCGACAGGCCGTTGACCATCTTGCCGATCGACGAGTTGTGAAAGGCGTGCGCGAAGCTGGCGGCGTTGTTGCCGATGAAATCGGTCGCCGGCTCGAGCCAGCCCAGGCTGTGCTGTTGAAGAAAGAGATTACTCTCGGGCAGGCGCAGGTAGGGACTGCCGGCCGGTTCCTCGGGGCTGAGGTCGATCGGCGGCGCGGAGGCGAGCGTGGCGTGGCGCAGGCCGATGGCGTCGGCGACCGGGTTGGGCGCCTGCATCAGCGGCTCGCCCAGGATGCGCCGATAGATGCCGTCCATCGCCGCCCGATGCTCGGCCATGAAGTCCGGCTGGATCGGGGCGCCGCTGCTGTCGAGCAGCTGGGTCTTGGGGTCGGCCATCAGGGCGCCACGCGGGTATCGGGCCGCGGCATGGGCATGCCGGCGCCGAGCTCGCCGCCCTGGGTGAGGAACTTGGAGATGCTGAGGCTCTCCTGATCGCGGATGCGCGCCTGCCGTCCGGCTTCGCTCTGGGCCGCCAGCTTGCTGCGCCACTCGGCCACGGTCGGGGCCGACGGCATGTTGCTCATGCGCGTCCACAGCATCTCGGGGTGGGCGAAGAACGAGGGCGAGCCGGTGCCGGCGCGCAGCTCCTCGAACATCAGTCCCTTGCGGAAACGCTCGTTGAGGCCGGGCGTCTTGACCTGGGCGTACTCGCCGAAGTGCAGCGCCCGCTCGGCGAGATAGCCGGCATAGGCCATGCTGAGCGCCGGCTTCATCGCCTCGAGCTCGGGGCTGGGCTTGGGCCGGATGATCTGGTCGATGTGCTGGGCGGCCATGTACTGCAGGTCGCGGCCCAGCGTCATCACCGGATGATCCTGCGGCAGCTCGAAGATCACCCGCTCCTGGCCGCCCTGCGTCATGCCGCCATACCAGCTCTTCGTGCCGCCGACGCGATCGGTGACGCGGATCATCTTGGTGCCGTCGTCGGCCCGGAAGGACTCGGCGCGCACCGTGGTGGGGTCCACTTCGGGACCGGCCGCGCCGCCGTTGATCTGCCGCCAGCTGTTGGCGATCGTGCCCCAGTAGCGCCACGCATCGTCGCGTGTCACCGCCGTTGGATCGAGCCCGTTGGCCTTGGCCGTCAGGGTCTCCGACCCGAGGCGCTGCAGCAGCCCGACGCCGGGCTTGGTCGGGTGATCGACGATCTCGAGGTCGTCGGCGATCATGCGCTGGCCGGTCTCGACGGCATCGCGCCAGCGATCGCCGGTGATGCTCTGGGCGAGCCCTCCGTTGCTGATCACGGCGCCGGAGGCATGGTTGTTCCATTCCTCGCGGATCGAGCCGTCCTCGATCTCCACCCTGTTGTAGCGGGCGCCGCCGAAGCCGCCGAGCGTCGTCGCCGATCGGCCGCGGCCGGCCATGTCGGCCATCGCCTGCTGGGCGATCGTCGGCTTGCCGTAGAGCCACTTGCCGGGCAGCGAGCTCTGCAGGTAGCCGATGGTGTCGGGGTTGTTGAGCCACTGGTCGATGGCGTCGTTGGTGCGGCCGGCAATGTCCTTGGTGCTGGCGCCGGCGCTGCCCGAATCGGACACCGAGCGGTTAGTCCACTCCTTCATCGCCAGCAGCGGATCGCCGGTGCGCGACACCAGGCGGCCGAAGTCTGCGACGTCGGTGCCGAGCTGCTTCTGGATGGTGGCGTGGATGCCGATGTTCTGGCCCGCCGGCACGGTCTCGCGCAGCACCTTTCTCATGCCGTCATAGATCTTGCGGACGGATTCGGCGGCGTCGGCGTTGCCGGCGAACGGCAGATCCTCCATCGCCGTCTTGACGGTGGGATCGACCACGCGGTTGACGCGGTAGGACGCCACCATCGCCTCGGCGTGGCCGGGCGTCATCGGGTTGAACGGCTTGCCACCGACCGTGAAGGGCTGGCCGGCCGAGATGGCCTTGGCCTGCTCGGCGCTCGGCACGCCTCCGTCCTGCACGGCCTTGTAGCCGTCGGCGGCCATCTGCTGGTTCTGCTTGCGCTCCTTCTGGATCTTGGCGCCGGCCGCCATCGCCTGCGCCATCTGAGTTTCAGTGCCGACCGCGCCGGGGTCGCCCGAGATCATTCCCCTCGCGCCGAAGTCGCGCACGAAGTCGGAGTAGGAGGCGATCGGGACGTTGCCCGCCGCCATGTCGGCCACCACCGCATGGAACTCCGTGGCTGCCTTGGCGCGATGGAACTGACCAAGCGACTGCTCGGCGTGGGCCTTCAGCGCCGGCGACAGCACGGGCGCGAGGTTCGGATCCTGCACCATCGCCTGCAGGTCGTCGGCCGACTGCTGGCGCTGCGAGGGCGTGAGCGCCGCATCGTGCGCCTGGGCAGCGAGCTGCACGATCTGGCCACCGTAGTATTCGTGGTTGGCCGCGGTCTGGGTGTGCAGCACCTGGTCGTTCAGCGCCAGCCGCTTGGCCGTGTCGGCGGCCGAGAAGCGCGGATCGAACAGGATGTCCTGGCGCTGCTTCTTCAGCATGTTGACGATCGCCGCGTTCTGCTCGCTGTCGGGCAGGTCGGTCTGCTTCATGCTCTCGACCGTCTGCATCGTCGTGCGATGCTGGGTCATGATCTCGTCGTCTTTCTGGTCGCGCTTGGCCTGCCCGAGATGCGAGGCGATCGAGCTCGCTTCGGCGAGCCCGGCCGACAGGCCCTGTCGGATCTCGGCGGCGTACTTGCCCTTGCTGACGTCGCGAATGAACTGCTCGGCCTGCGCGATCGCTTCCTGATTGGGCATTCCGGCGCGCTCGTGGCCGGGGGGATAGAGCAGGTTGGCCCGGCCCATCCAGGCCTGACCGCCGGCGACGATGGCCTTGGCCTTGACCTTCTCCTGATAGTCGGCGATCGCGGCGGGTGAGGCGCCGGCCTTCTCGAGCAGCGGCTTGATGCGCTGCTGCCAGTCGAGCTCGTGCAGCTTGAAGGTGGCGTCGATGGTCTCCTGGCTGATGCCGCCGGGTCCGGCCTTGTCGATGTTGGCCTGCCAGCCGGCCGACTTGCCGACCTCGTCGGCGAAGCCCGCCATCTCGCGATTCGCCGTGCTGACGAGGGCCTGGTGCTTCTCGAGCTCGGCGTTGTTCTCGGCCTTCGAGATCGACTGGGCCACGGAGCTGTTGAACGTGACCGCCATGAACGGGCGGTACTCGGCGCCCATCTGGGAAAGCATGGCGTCTTTCTTTTCCTTCAGCGCGGTCCCAAGAGCCACGCTGTCGGTCGGGAACTTGGTCTCCTGCGTCTGGCGAAAGGTGTCGAACTCGGACTTGGCGGCGGTGAAGTAGAGCGCCCGCGCCGTCTGCTCGTAGGTGTTGGCGTAGCTGTTGAACTGCCAGCCGGGCGGGCGGAACGATGCAGGGGCGACCACCTTGCCGTCGCCGTTGGGGTCGATGAGCTTGGCGGCATCCTTGGCGCCGGCGTCGGCCGAGGCGGCATCGGCCACCTGGTAGAGCTGGTCGGTCAGCGCCGGGATGGCGCGCTGCAGCTGCTCGGCGTTGCGCGTCAGCTGGTTGACGAGCTGCGTCGGCGGCGCGCTCTCCGTGGGCGTCGGAACGACCGAGGGATCAATGCGCTGAAGGTCGGCCATCAGGCACTCGCGCCGTAGCTGCCGGGATCGGGAATGCCCTTCGTGGCGTCGCTGGCGAACCACTTGCTGGGATCGCCCAGGTTGAGCTTGCCCATGCCGAGAGCCTTGGCGCCGCCCGACAGCAGGGTGGCCCACATGCCAGTATTGGCGCCCTGCTGGGCCGCCTGCCCGGCCGCCACGGCGTCCTCGGCGGCAAAAGAGAGCTGCGCTTTCTTGCTCTCGCCCATCAGCCTCATGTTGGCGATGTTCTCCTCCATCGAGGAAACATCGTGCTTCTGGATCACGTCGAAGGACGTACCCGGATCGAGGCTGATGCCGCGGGCGCCGGCGGAGGCCTCGTTGGTCGAGAGCAGCTGGGCGACCTGCATCCGCATCTTGCGCTCGGTCATTGCCTCCTCGAGGCCGACCTGGCTCTTCTGAAGATCGGCCGAGGTGCCCTGCAGGACGCCCTGCTGGGCCTGAAGCTGGCCAGTGTCCTTCTGGCTGAGCGCGCTCATCACCGTGCCAGCGAGCTGCATCCCCATCATCGCGTACTGGACGCTCATACTTCCACCTCGATCATGAGGCCGCGCATCGTGAACGGCAGCGGCAGGGGCGACGTGATCTCTATGTCCGGCTGGACGTGCCAGCCGAGATGCCAGACCTCGAACTGCCCGGTGCGCGTCGGCGTCGGCGCTCCCGGGTCGGTGTCGGGCTGGCTGGTGTTGAGCGTTCGGCCGGCGACGCGGATCGAGGCCGTGTCGAGGATGTCGGCGATGGTGCGGACGTAGCGCTTGGGCTTGCCGTAGCTGATGCCGTCGGCGAGCGGCACTTCCATCTGCAGCGGCACCACCCTGGGCACGAAGTTGAGGCCGATCTCGACCTGCGAGACCTCGAGCGGCAGGTCGATATAGCCCGTGCTGTCGACGACGAACTCGCCGATGTAGAGGTCGCCGGTGATCGCCGTCACGCTCTGGCCGACATAGAGCGGAAACGGGCCGACGTGGCTTGTCGGCGAGCCGAACACGGCCGAGATGGCCGCGTCGAGCCGCCAGTCGTCGTCGAACACCTCGATGAAGTTGCGCCACGTCCCGGCGATATTGCGGCGGGTCAGCGTCCAGCCCTGGCGATCGACGATGCCGATACGCTGGAAGGTGCCGGCCGTGGTCCACAGCAGCCAGCCCCCGATGCTCTCTTTTTTCACCTTGGTCAGCACAGCGAGCGTGCCGTCGCTGTTGGTGACGTAGCAGATCGCCTGCTGGCTGCCGATGCCCTCCATCTGAGTGTCGAGCGACTTGGGGCTGCGTACGATGCCTTCGGCCATGAAGGTCATCGAATCGGCGGCGTAGCTCTCCACCCAGGTCCCGGTGGTGATCGCGAACTCGCGCACCGAGTTGGCGACACGGGTGACAAAAACTGTCGCCTGGTCGAAGCGGCGGGCCCGCGCCATCTTGATGCCGTAGCCCGACTGCTGCTTGACCGAGAAGTTGGCCGGCGTCAGCGCGTTCTGGCCGCCCCACGGAACGATGAACTCGCCGTGGCCGCAGAAGATCTGCAGGTTGCCCATCGACACCAGGGCGCGAATCTCGACGACGCGATCGGCATAGATCGTTTCCTTGATCGCCTCGCTGTCGAGGCCGGTGCCGAGGTCGAAGTTGAACGGCTGGTTGGTCTGGCTGAGCCACAGCGTATTCGGCAGGTCCCGCGTGCCGCCCAGCACCAGGCGCTGCTCGTGGAAGGCCGTCGTCTTGATCCAGCCGTGGATGCCGGAGCCGGGGATCGCCTCCTCGTCCCACTCGGGGTCTGGGCCGAGGTCTGGCGTCAGGTCGGGATGCGGCTTGATGCCTGGCGGGCGGACATAGACGTTCACCGTGGTCGCCGGCGCCGCACCCACCAGCGACACAATCGCCATCTGCTGGCCCTTGTAGCGGATGTTGGTGCCGACGTGACCGGCCGTGAAGTAGGCAACCGAGCAGGTCGCGGTGATGCCGGCGCCGGGGCCGGCTCCGCTCAGCTGGAGCGTCGAATCGGTCGGCGCGAACTTGTGGAACGGGCAAAGGAAGTTGGTGTTGCCATCGTAGGGGAAGGCGATGCCCTCGACCCGGAAATCGGTCGGCCCGTAGCGCTTGATCACAACCGTGGCGAAGTCCTGGTTGCTGATCAGCATGGTGTCGAGCGCCTGCGTGCAGCACAGCGCCGTGTTGGCAACGTGCGTCGCCGTCCACGGCAGGCCGGTCAGCGTCTGGGCAAAGGCGATCGCGTTCTTGTCCCAGATGTCGAGCCGGCCCTCGGACAGAAAGAACGTGTAGGCCTGCGTGCTCGAGAACACGAACTCCTCGACCTGGGCATCGGAGTAGGCGACCTCGCCGACCATGAAGGTGCCGGGCCGGCGCGTGACGCCGCCCTGCGGCAGCAGCTTGCAGTTCTCGATCGTCTTGGCGCTGTTCTGATAGCTCGGGTGGTCGACGCGGGCGTGCATGACCTGCGAGATGGCGCCGTTGGTGAAATTGCTCTGCAGCTTGCGGATCATGAGGTGAAGCCGCCCTGCACGCGGCGCTTCCGCTCGAACGCGCTCTGGCGCATCACCTTGGTCGTGACCTGCTGGCTGTCGCGGGTCTTGGCGCGGCTGAACTGCCGATCGGCGAGCTCGCCCATGCCCTTGATCTGCCCGGCATTGCGCGTCACCGCGCTGGCCAGCGCCTCGGCCAGCCGGAAGATCAGCAGCAGGGTGAACCACGGCGGCCAGAAGGCCTCGGCCACCCTGTACTGATAGGTGCAGATCACGACCTGATTGGCGTCGGTGTAGGCATAGAGCCGGCTGCCGTTGATGTCGTAGCGCACGCCCTCGAGACCGCCGCAGGTGATGCGCTCGATCGTGAAGGGCTGGCCATCCTCGAGCACCGGCAGATGGAAGGCTGTCTCGTAGCGGTCGAGCGGTGGGTCGGGATCGACCTCGAGCTGCTGCTGGCCGGTGCAATGGCGCCACGGATAGGCGGCCGTCACGTCGGCCAGGATGACCTCGTAGAGCTGGCTGGCGACGATGACCTCGGCGCGCTCCTGCTCGGCAAAGCTGGTGATCGGGTCCAGCCCCAGCATCACCGCGGCCCTTGACGCCACCTCCTGCGGGTTTTTGGGCAGCGGTTCCTGGGCCATCGCGACCTCGTCTTAAAAAAGGGGGCCGATCGCTGGCGCGTCGACCGGCCCCTATGTACGCCCCTCGTTGAAAGCCGCTAAGCGTAAGCTGCGCTGGAGAGGACGGTGACGGCGCCGGTGGCCTTGACCGATGTGGCGATCACCAGGTCGTAGAAACCTGTGCCGTCGTGGAGCTGGATGCGGTCGTTGAGCACCAGATCGTTTTGCATCGGTGAGAAGTAGTTGGCTGCGATCACCGTGGCGTGGGTATCCGCGGTGTCGTAGGACCAGTTCTTGCCGGCGCCGCCGGTGCCGATCAGCTGCATCTTGGAACGATCGAAAGCCATTGGGGAGTGTCCTTATGCTGGAGTGAGAACCGTGCGGCCTAGACCTTGAGGCTGCACTTGATGACGCCGAACGTGTCGATCATCACGGCGTTCATCTGCATCTTGTTCATCGCCCAGTAGGCCGCCCGCGTGCCTTCATAGGTGATCGTGCTGTTGACGTCCTCGCCGATGGCGTGGCCCACCGCGGAGCGATGGAACTGATAGTTGGTCGAGTTGGTGCCGCGGACGTAGCCCGAGAACGGCATCCACATGAAGCTCATCCAGCGCTTGGCCTGGGTCCCGAGCTTGTAGGGTAGGTCGTCCTCGCCGACGTACTGGCTGTTCGAGAACTGCACGATCCCCATGAGGCGGCCCCACTGTTCCCAGCCGACGAGCGCGAAGCGGTCGCCGTCGTCGGGCACGTTATTGTTGCCCATCGTGACCATGCTGGCGGTTGCCCAGGCGAGCGTGGCGCCGTTGGTGGTCTCGTCGTTGGTCGTGGTCGAGGCCGACAGCGCGTTGATGATCTGCTCGTCGGTCTTGCGGCCGAGAGCGAAGGCTCCGGCGCGCTGGCTGGCGAGCATCTCGTCGTGGTTGACGCGCAGCACGTCGAGGTCGTCGATGAAGTCGCCGGCGTACCAGTCCTCGAGCGTGACCGACACGTTGGTGTGATCGTTGTTCATCGGCGGGATGATGGCGTTGCGGGCCTTCTGGGTGGCCACGCCGGCGCCGTACTTCTGGAAGGTGGTCTTGTTCTTCACACCCGAGCGGGTGCGGCAGCAGGCGCGGAAGTGGCTGCCCTGCAGCTGGTAGGCTTCGTGCACGCCCTGCTCGAACTCCTGAACGAAGGCGACGTCGATTGTCGGGTTGGGCATCGGATGCTCCGTTGAATGAAAAGCCTGTGAGGCGGTTCATCCCGGAGCGGGCCAGCAGGTTGTCCGGACAATGCAACTCCACCGGAATTGCATTGCTCGGGCCGAGGTATGCAGCGGGGCCGTGGCTCGCTTATAGCCTTACGAGCGGCCGTTGTTCAACCGCTGGAAGCCGGCCCTGACCTTGTGAACGTAGGCCTGGTCGATCTTGCCGCCAACGCCGGAGTAGCGCGGATCGCGCATCATGGCCTTGAGCTCGTCGCGGCTGAACACCTCGCCCGGCAGCTCGGCCTTGTCCTCGCTGACCGGCGGCGAGCCCGCCACGGTCATGAGCTCCTCGACCGCTTTGATCATCCTGGCGGTCGCCGGCATGGTGGCGAAGGTGTTGTAGTTCTCCTTGCTGAGATTGCCCTTGAGCCAGCCGTCGACGCGGGCGTGGCGCGCATCGGCGTTGACGCCCAGCTGCTCGGCCTCGGCCGACCAGGCCGGCGCCGCGGCGATCATCTGGCCAACATAGCCCTGGATGATGCCGTCGATCTCGCTGTTCGGGATGTTGTAGCGGTGCGCCGTTTCCTTCAGCCAGTCCAGCATCGGGTCCTTGGTGTTGAGCTGGATCTCGCGGTCGCCGATCTTGAAGGTCTCGGCCACCTTGTAGTCGCCCGGCGTCGCCGGCCGCTGGCCGGTGAGCTCGTCCTCGATCTCCTTGCGCGCTTCGGCGCGGACTTCCTCGCGGCGGCGGAACTGGGCGCGCTCGAGCTCGCTGTAGCTTTGCAGCAGCTTGTTCTGGTCTAGCTTTCCGTCGACGAGGAACTTGTCGGGAATCTTCGGTCCTTGATCGCCCTTGCCAGCGCCATCGCCAGCACCAGCCTTACCGTCACCAGCTGCTCCGTCCTTCTTGACTGCTCCCTTGCCGTCACCGCCTCCAGCAGCCTGATCTCCAGCTCCCTTTCCATCAGCAGCAGCGCCTTTAGACGCGCCAGCCGCGGGCGAGCCAGACTGGCTGCCATCGCCGGCATTGCCGTCGCCGGCGCCGGACCCATCTCCGGCGCCGGCTCCTGCCTCTCCGTCGGGGGGTGCATGGCAGATCCTGAGTGGCGGGCCATTGAACGGAAACGACATCGGCCTCTCCTACTTGCGGAACATCTGCTGGCTGTAGTTGAGCTGGCGCTGCAGCGCGCCGATCGGCTGGCTCGGATCGAGGCGCAGGCTGGGCTGCTCGCCGGCATAGAGGCCCATGTTGCGGCTCGCGTTGGCGCTGTTCTTGACGTCCTTGGAGATGACGAGGCTGGCAGCGCCGCTCTCGCCCATCTTCTTCATCGGCCCGCGATGGCGCATCCCGCCGAACTGCGCGGCGCCCTGGCTCTGGCCGCCCGGTCCCTTGGCGCCGGAGGCGATTTTCTCTTTTGCGTGCAGGCCGGCACTGTTGCCGCCGCCACGAGCGCCGATCGCGCCACTCTCGCCCTTGCCCGAGGTGCCGATGCCCTTTTCCGCCGGATGCTGGCCCGAGCTCGAGCTGCCCGAGCGGATGCCGTCGGCGCCGGCGCCCAGGCCGGTGTCGAGGAACTTGCCCTGGGTGCCGGCATTGGCCTTGGCCTTGTCGAACGGGCCGCCCTTGGGCTGCATCGTCAGTCTGCCGCGCAGGTGCATGATCGCCTCCGAAAACAGGATTTACCCCTGAACTATTACTCTTTCTTGGGTACTTCTGCAGTTGCCGCCAGCACGGCGGCCATCGAGGCCGCCCGCACCAGCTTGATCGCGTCCTGGGCGAGCTCGTCGCGCTCGATCGTCTTGTGCATCAGGCCCTCGAGGCGGGTTATGAGCGCGCCGCTCAACGTCTTGATCTCGGCGACCTCGTCGAGATTCGACGGGTTGAAGGAAAAGCGGATGTGGCGCTGGGCGCTGCCGGAAATGACAACGTGGATGTCGCGCTCGATCGCTGCAGGCCGTTCGCTCATGTTTTTTCTCCAGTTTGAAAACGCTTGAGCATCAAACTCACGATCCAGCGCCGGCCCTCGAAGTGGAGCAGCTGCTCGGGCGTGATCGTGTGGTCGAAGCTCACGTTGATGGTCAGGTTCTTGAGGTAGCTGAGGATCTTCTGGCCGTCGTCCTCCTTGAACACCCTCCAGAACAGCTTGTTGAGCTCCTCCTCCATCTCCGGCTTGTACTCCCGGCCGTCCAGCGACTGCGGCCGCTGGATCTGCTCGCGGAGGCCGCCCTGAACCCGTGCACGTGCGCTCATTGCTTGGTCGCATTGACGAGACTATCGAAAACCGCGGTCGGATCGCCGCTGCCCGGCGCCTGGCCGCCCGCCATCTGGGCCTGGCCGGCGCCCTGCGCGCCCTTGGCGAGGATCGCGGCCACTTCCTCGTCGCTGTTGAGGAAGGAAAGAGAGACCCCGTTGCGCCGGGCCATCTCGGGCACCGCGGTCTGGCGCTTCATCAGCAGCGCCGACGTGCCGGCGCCGAAGATCGCGTTCACCTGGCCGGCGAACTGCATCATGTCGTTCATCTGGATCTGGTCCTGCCCGCGCAGGAAGGGGCTCTTCACGTCGAGCTTGAGCTGCTTGCCGTCCACCCTCATGCCGAGGCTCTCGAGGATGCCCTGCTTCTCGAAGATGTAGATGGTCCGGTTGACCCACGGCACCAGCAGTTCCTTGGTGATGCGGGCGCCCGGGGCGCTGAGGTCGCGGGCGGTCTCGGCGATGCGGTTCTGCACCTCGTAGGCCGAGCGCGGCGTCTTGCCCGGCGTGTCCATCTCGTCGATGAACAGGCCCTTCTTGATGTTGGTCCGCATGTCGGCCAGCACCAGCTGGCTGACGTCGAACTTGGCGGCCGAAGTGAGCGGCGCCACCGTGCTGCCGGCGCTCTTGGGAATGAAGGTGCCCGGCTGCAGGATGATGTTGTCGGGGTTGAACACCCCGTCGTCGTCATAGACCCAGACGCCGCCCAGCGCGAGCTCGGCGTTCTCCAGCACCAGCTGCACCGTGAGATTCGCCGTCTTGACCGCCGGCATGATGAGCTGCAGCGGGCCGCGGCCCCAGGCGTCCATGCCGGTCTTGCTCCACCGGCAGGTCGACCACGGACAGGCGCCCGCGCCGCGCAGGCGCTCCTCGACGATCAGCTTGTTGGCGGCGCCGGCGCAGCACACCACCGAGACCCATTCCGGGTTCACGATGGTGCCGCACTCCCAGACGCCCCGAACCACTTTCTCTTTTCCCCGCGGATCGCTCTTGAGCCGGTTCCTGAACTGGTCGTCGTAGTCGCCCTTGGGCCATTGCTGGTAGATGTCCTCGAGCGCCATCTCCGACCAGGTGAACCAGCCACGGATCGTGTCGCCGCGGCCGCGCAGGATGGCGATGTGGGTCGGCGGCACGGCCGAGAACACGACGTCACCCGGAAAGTCGCCGGCCTCGAGGCAGACGTTGGCGGTGCCGATCCCGAGGTCGATCATGCTTTCACTGACTTCGGCGGCGAAGTTCGACTGCTGCCACGAACGATGGATCATCTGCGTCAGCAGCTCGAGCTTCAGGAGGCCCTGCGGGTTGTTGAGATGACGCGGGCTCTCAGGGCCATAGGCCAGCGAGAAGATCTCGCCGTACTGCGGGAAGAAGCCGGAGGTCATGCGGCTGGCGAAGCGCGGCACGCCGGTCACGGCGGTCTCGTCGAAGATCAGGTCGGTGCGCTGCTGGCCCGGCGTTTTCTGATAGAAGTGCTCGCGCTGCGGCAGCGTGTAGTTGTAGATCTCCTGCCACAGCTGGATCCACGGATCGCGCCCGCGATTGGCCTCGGCATAGAGCTTGTCGTAGGTCTTTTTGGTGTCGGCGTTCGGCTTCTTCGGCGCGATCGTGCCGGCCGTGTCGCCCATCTGGAAACGCTGCTGCGCGTTCATCGGCTCGACGGCCGTGGAGCTCTGCTTGGCCGAGCCGCTGTAGCGCGGCGACGGCATGGTGAGCTCGCGCTGCTGCTGGCGCTGCAGGTTGGGCCGGCGCGCCATCAGGCGCCGAGCGGGGCCGACTGGCCGCCGAGCGGGCGGGCGGTCGTCGAGTAGCCGGCGTAGCCCGCCGTGGCGAGTGCCGCGATGCCCGCCGTCGAGTAGCTGGTCTTGCGCTTGAGGTCGGCGGCGTCGGCCGCGGCCTTGTTCTGGACGTCGATCTTGGACTGGGCGATCTCGTTGGCCATGCGAGCGTCGTCCATCTGCTTCTTCATCTCCCAGAACATATCGGACTGTGCTTTGGATTCTCCGCCACCGCCAAGGGACATGCCGGCCTCCTGTGAGGGGGATCTATCAGCGCAACGGCGCCGAGGTCGAGCAATTCGTACCACAGCTGCTCGCAAGTCCACACAAAGGTCTTGGGCCTGAGCCCCAGCACGGAGCGGACGAACGTAACGCACGTTTTCGGCCTGAAGGCCCAAAAAAGAGAGGGTTGGGGCACCTGTTCTGAGCCCCAGAACTCGAGCATGGCGCCCCGCGATTGTACGATGCGGTGCAATCGGGCCGCGGTCGGCCGATCGACGATCGTGACGCCGTAGCTGCGGAAGGTCCACTCGGCCATCAGCCAGTGGTCGCCGTCGCCGACCGGCTGCAGCAGAAAACAGTGCTGGAAAGGCGCCCGATTCCGGCGCAGCGCCGAGGTGATCCAGTGCAGCGGGGCCGGGATGAAACAGACCTGCCAGCGGCCCACCCAGGGCGTCCACGACGGCTCGGCCTGGCTGAACTGCGGCATCTAGCGGTTGGCCCACCGGCCGGTGCCCGCTCTCTGGGCCTGCCTGGTGAAGGGGTTGCCGATGCGGCTCACCGTCACCGACCTGTAGGGCTTGGTGCCGCGGATCACCGGCGTCCACGCGCCCGAGCCGACGATCGCGTACTGCAGCCCGTCGTGAACGTGGCTGTGACGGTTCTTGTACGGCTTGGTCTCGTGCAGCCGGCCATGGCTGCCGGCCACTTCCTTGAACTGATAGCCGCCGCGGAAGCCAGCGATCAGGTTCTTGCAATGCGGGCTCACCAGGAAGGCCGGGCCCTTGGGCGTCATCTTGGTCAGCAGCGCCGCCGTCGCCTCGATCCTGATTTGCGGGTCATTGGTTGGCGCGCCGACGAACTTCAGCCCCGCCGCCCGCATGATCTGCATGGAGGTCTCGTCGCGGGTCTGCGCCATGTCGTCGCCCGAGGGATCGCCGAAGAAGCGGAAGGTGTAGCCGTGCCAGCCGCGCCGGGTGATCTCTCTCTTGAGCAGGCTGGCGAAGGTCTGCGTCGACACGCCGCTCAGCACGAGCTCGTGGAACACGATCGTGCGGCCGTCGATCTCCTGGGTGAACGCCGCCGCGGGCGTGCGGCCGAAGTCGGCGCCCACCGTGATCGAATGGCTCGGGCGCGGCTCCAGCCGCTCGCTCGCAATGTGGATCTCATCCGACCATTCGGGGTAGACCGGCTTGCCCTCGAGCATCTGGCCGTACCGATTGAGAACGTAAATGTTGATCCACGTCCGCGACTTGCCCGGCAGCATGTTGAGATAGTACTTGTCCGGCAACGCCTGATTGGCCCGATTCGGGTTCATCGCGTAGCTCAGCACATGGCCGTCCTCGCCCTTGATCTCGAGCATCGCCGGCTCCTGGGTGAAGAACTCCCAGTTCTTCGGCTTGATCAGCAGCCTTCTCTCTTCCTCGCTCAGCCAGTCGGGCGGCTGCACCTCGCCACTCATCACCGCCCACCAGTGGTCCTCCGGCGGCGCGTTGGTGTCCATCAGGATGCCAGACCAGCTCGGCCCGCCCTGGTCGGGCGACGGATAGCGGTTCACACGCGCCGTCAGCCCGTCGACGATGTCCTTGTCGGTCTCCCGCGCCTCGTTGATCCACGCCCCGGTGAGGTCCATCGACAACAGCTTCGCCACGTCGGCCGGCCGGTCGAGCGCGAGGAAGATCACCTCGCAGTCCACGAACGTCTTGTCGGGCAGCTGGTACATCAGGTGATGCGTGTAGGGCGCGCTCCGCAGGAACGGACCCAGGCTCTCGGGCACCCACTCGAGCCACGTCTTGACCGTTGTGAGCTTGAGCTCGGGAAACGTGTTGCGGACTACCGCCCAGCGCGTCTGGCGCACCATCTCGCCATTGGGATTGAGCCATGGCCGCTGCAGCTGCGAGTACATCAGCAGCGTATGCACGCACAGCACTGACTTGCCGCTGCCGAAGGGTCCGCGAATCCCCCGCACGAAGGCATCGCTCGCCATGAACGCCGCCCCCGCATCGTCGGGCGGCTCGTACAGCTTCACCTTGCCCGCCCGCGCATGGCTGGTGTTGAGCGCCTTCGACGTGCGACCCGCCATCAGCGCGACAACTTCTCGTCGATCAGCGCCTTCATCATCTTCTGCGCCGTCGCCTCGCCGATGCTCTCGATGATCCGATCCGCTTCCAGGTTCGTGCAAAACTCAGACG